TTTCGCCTTCTAAATCTTCAAGTATTATATCAAATTCATCATCTGACATTTCAACAAAATCATCTTCTTTTGTAACGCCTTCTTTTTCTTGTTCTTCTTCTGATTGTGTTTCTGTTACTTCAAGGTCAATAAAATCAGCAGGTTTTAAAGTTTTAAAATATAGGTCTAAGTAAATATCATTTACTTTAAATATCTTATCTAAACCTTTCAGTAGTATATTTTGGAAGGGTAAAACCACAGAATTTTGAAACAATGAAAAAGCATCACGCAGTTCATCAGCATTAGAACCTAGACCACCACCTTCTGCACGTATTCCAAATAATAGCGGTGATGTTACTCTATGCCCAGACAGGACTTTATTAACTACTTCCTTAGATAAAAATTGATAGCTTTCTGCTGCATCATTAGTTTGTATAGGTACTATTTCTGGTGCTGTTTCTTTTCCATCATTAAATGTCAAAAGTATTTTTCCTGCGTTGCCACTACCTGCAAATTTAGCATTGATTTGTCTTTCTATTGTTTTTCTTTCTTCGTCTGTCGGCACACCATTTGCAAAGTTAATCGCCATTGAGGGCGTCATACCTGAAGTGATATTAGACAGATGAAACTGTGCTATTTCTAAGTCTAGCTGTACGTAGTCAGTTGCCGCTATATAATCAGGGCAAAATCCATAGAATAAAGCAGGGTTCTTATCTCTAATCATTAGAATTTGACTAGCACTGCTTCTGTCTTCTGTAGAAAATGCCCTATAAGGTCTAGGTCTATATTCACCTTTTCGCCATTTAGACCAATCAGCACTATAGTAATAAGTATCAACTTCGCCATCTATCATTTTACCACTTCTAATATACTGTGCACCTATATGTTTTATCTTAGCAATTTTGCTTCTATCTCTTGACCATATTATATTGACATAACAACCACCGAATAGTTTTAAGTCCATTGCCAAATCTTTCAGAACATCATCATCTGAATTATGCAGAAGTTCGTTAAGCCTTAAAAAACTTTCTTTAGTGCTATCGTTTAAATCTGCATCAGTAGCACCTAAGCCTTCGCCATAGATCATAGCGCCTATAGACTTAATTAAAGCACCATTTATAGCACTTCCTAAAAATAGTTCTAATAGATAATTAGGATATAGATTGTCTTCACCAAAACTTATCCAATCTTGGTTAGTTTTTTCCACTAAATGCGGTATGTTATAATGCGATAAGGTTACTAAATTTAAATTCATAATTAAACTGCTGTGTTAGTTATATAAATGCTTTCTGTGTCTGCATCGTTAGTTGTGTATTCTGTGTATACTACAGGCTCAGTACCACCTAGTGCAAAGTCTTGTGTTAAATTAGCTACACCTTTATAAAGAACATTAAGCCCTGTTGGGTCTAGGTTACTTCCATCGCTATTTTGATAAATAGTAATATCATAAAACCCTAAAGGCAGTTCAGTTGTACCAAGCTCAATTACTGTTGACGATGCTGCTGGTAGACCCCTTGTTGTGGTAATTAATAATTCAACATATCTATCTTGATACGTCCAATCTCCTGTTGGAGTCCAAAATACTGTTTTATCTGTGAATTGACTTGTTAATTCACCTAGTAGCCATCTAGTATCAGGGTCAGACGTTATCCATTTATCGTAAAGGTCTATATAAAGCAGATTATTATATACAAGCCCTGAATTATAATTTCTTATTTTTAATTGTAGCATCTTCTAAAATGTTATATAAACTGCTTCAACATCACTATCATTTTCTACATATTCTGTATATTCCACAGCAGGATATTTAGTTGCACCTGTCTGTTCTGCTGTTAAATTCATAAGCCCTTTCCATATTATTGTTAAACCTGTAGGGTCTAAATTTGAAGTAGACGCATTGTTGTCATAAACAGTAGCATCATAAAACCCCATAGGTCTATCTTCAAACCCAAGATAAATTACGCCAAGTGTTCTAAAAAAATCAGTCGGTTCAGTAATCGCTACTGTAAAAGATAATTTTGAATACCTGTCTGTTTCCCCATAACTAGCGGCAATACAAGTTGTGCTATTTCCTGTTTGCTGACTTGTAAACTGCACTAATGGTGCACCAATCGTGGAAAGGTCTATATTTCCTATATACGTTGGTTGTGCGGCTAGTTGTGTATTTGACCTAATAAGTTGTATCATCTTTCTTAACCTTCTTTTTTGGTGCTTCTTTTATAAATAAACTATTTCTAACGCTTTCGTTAAGTGATAGTATTTGTTGCTGTGTTAAATCATCTAAAGGTATTCTTAGGCTATCAATACTTTTACCTTCCCATTGTTTTTTAAGTTTCCAAGTCATAGTTCAGTCTTTTACTAATAAATATAAATATAATGTTATTGTTTTTTAGTGTACAAAAAAAGGCACATAAGTGCCTTTAATTTGTAAAGTAGAGTAACGATTATGTGCCTACTGTTATTGTTAAATTTGCTTCATCAGAAAGTCCATCAAATGGATATTTAGCAGTAGCAGCACCCGCACTAGCAGGAAGTTGTACTAAGGCATTTCTTTCTTCTGCACCCCACTCAATTGTATACCCTGTCAAATCACCTTTTGCCGCACCTGTTATAACTGTGCCACCTGTAACGAAGCACCCATTATCAATTCCTAATAAAAATACATTATCTAAAGCATCTTGAACAAATACTTGACTTCTTGAATAAGCCATTAGTCTTAATTCATTAGTAGTATCGTGGTCAATCTTTTGTAGTGTTATGCTTAATGCTTGAGTAAAAAATGCTGTTCCTGTAGCATTATCAGAATTAATAGTTACAGTCATTGAACTTAAATTCTGTACTAAATCATATTTGAATACTTCTATTGAACCTGAACCACCAGACCAAGTCGCAAAACCTGCTGTAGTCATTTCAGATGTATTTATAGTTGCTTCAGCAGAGATATTATTACTAAATGCTTTGCAAATATATATAGCTTTTAAGCCCCCAATAGCATCTTTGCAATCTATTAATCGTCCTCTTGTAATATCACAAGCCATTTTATTTTATATTTTAAAAGTTAATAAAAGGGTGGTATATTACAACCACCCATTTAAAGTATCCATTAAGACCAAACAGTTGAACCATATACACCATCAGTTGCAACAGCAGTCTGTACGCCTACAGCGAAGTTCATTGTAACTCTCACATTATCGCTTCCGTCATATTGGTAGGTCGGGATCAATCTCGCTTCAGTCCAGTCCGTTGCTAGGTTTGTTCCAAATACTAAGTTCTCAGGATAAGTGAAAACAATGGTGTCGTTAAACATGCCAGGACACCTGTAAACGGGGAACCCGAAGTAAGTCATATTCTCACCACTTAAATTAAATCCTGCACCTGAAACTTGACCTTGATTAGAACCTGCAGTTGCTAATGCTTGAATATAAAAACCATATGTTTTATTATTCATATAAAAACCTGCACCTGGCTTAGTAAGTATTCCTGAAACATCAGAAGCAACAGTATTATATACCGAAGCCATATCAGTAAGGATATCAGCCGCTGCTAAAGCATCAGCAAAATCAACTTCAGAAAAGTCTTTTAATGCTGAAGCGTCTGCTCCTGCTTCATCTTGGTTACCATCATCAGATAAAAACCCTGTTCCGAAAGGTGAAGACCCTTGCCATATTCCGATTTCTAATTGAGCCGCTGCTTTTCCTGCAACTACTTGAAGTAAAAAATCACCAAATTCTTGTGGTAAGTTTCCATTTCAGTCCATACCCTGTCCAATCCAGGTAGGGAAAATTGTTCCCCGACAAATTTCTTCGTTTACTTTTAAATCGGTAAGCGTTAAAACTTGTTCAGTCAAACTTGTGTCATCACCACTTGAAAAAGAACAAGCCGCAGCAACAATAGGATTTGAACAAGCCAAGTTGTTTATAACTGCTTTAGAGTTTAGACCATCTATTGTTCTTACATAGCCTTTAGCGATTGTATCTGGTGAACGTAATGCAGCAGTTACATAAGGCAAACTTAATTCACCTGCGTAAGTGTTGTCTGTAATAGTTATATCAAATTCACGCTTTTTTGATAATTGAATTTTATTTCCCATCTTTTTGAATTTTAATTATTTTAAGTTATTTATGTAATACGCTGCCCTTTGTTGATTTGACAGTTTTTCTAAGTCTACTGTTGAATTAACATTGTTGCCTTGTGGTGAATAGTTAATACCTTCATCAGCAGGTTCTTTTGATAATTCTTCTAATTTATTTTCTAAATCTTTATTTTTATTTTCTAGACCTTCAAGTCTAGTTACAAGTTCACTAGCAAAGTCAGAAGATAATTCTATTGGATTTTCTTTTTCTTCGCTTAATTCCTCTTTTCCTTCTTCAGTAGTTTCTTCATTAGTTTCTTCGGATAGTTCAGCAGACGCTTCTTCTTTGTCTGCTTTTAAATCAGCAACAGCATCTTCTAAATTTTTAATTCTTTTTTCCATTCCTTCCCAATCAGCAACATCAGCTTCTTCAGCTAATTCTTCTTCT